ATAGAGAGAAAATTGGTGAAACATCTTTTAATTACTTAGGTGATACTATTGTAGATTACTCGGAAGACCCTTTCCGTTTTTTTGGGGTCCACGGTGACAAACAATTTTTAAAAGATAGTTTAAAGGCTAGAATTGGACCGGCATGGAACGATTTTAAAGAATCTATCAATAATGGTTCGATTTTTGCAATTATTACCGCTCGAGGTCATAACCCAAATACTATTAAAGAGGCTATTTTCAACTATATCGATATGAATTTTGGTGGTATTTCAAAAAAAGAATTAATCAAAAATCTAAAAAAATATCGAGATTTTGTTGACGAAGAAGAAATGACCGATGAAGAAATGATTAGGTCCTACTTGGAACTGAATCGTTATAACCCTGTTAGTTTCGGAAGTGATAAGGGTGCCGCGTCTCCTGAAGAAGAAAAGGTAAAAGCAATGGCGGATTTTGTGAACTATGTAAAATCAATGGCCGCTGTGTTACATAAAACAGCATTTTTAAAGAAAGGAATTGCTAATAAGTTTGTACCAGGCAAGCCAACTATTGGATTTTCAGATGATGACGAAAAGAATGTAGAAAAAATTAAGGATTACTTTAAATCTATTAAAGAACCAGTTAAAACTTATTCAACTAAAGGAGGAATAAAAAAAGAATACTAGTACTGGAGCTCTATAAGAGAGTAAATTTTTAAAAAATAAAGTCAATAGAAAAATTATACTCATGGGTATATTTATAATAAAAGATAAAAGAAAAAATTAAGATATTACCATGGCGGATTTATTAATGAAAATGCCGATTCCTTACGAACCAAAAAGACAAAACAGGTTCATATTAAGGTTTCCATCATCTTTGGGTATTAACGAGTGGTTTGTAGAATCTACTGCAAGACCCCACATCATCATCAACCCAACAGAAATTCAGTTTTTGAACACCTCAACCTATGTTGCTGGTAGATTTAACTGGCAAACTATTCCTGTAACCTTCCGAGACCCAATCGGTCCTTCTGCGGCACAGGCTCTTATGGAGTGGGTTCGTCTCCACGCGGAATCAGTAACTGGTCGTATGGGATATGCAGCGGGATACAAAAAAGATATTGACTTAGAGATGTTAGACCCGACAGGAGTGGTTGTGGAAAAATGGATTCTCTATGGTACATTCCTCACAGATGTTAACTTCAACACCTTAAACTACTCTCAAGATGGATTGGCGACAATTGGTGCAACTTTGAGAATGGACCGTTGTGTGTTGATTTACTAAGATTGTCTTTATTTACTTTTATTACCTTTTATATTTAACCGTAGAGATAAACTCTACGGTTATTCTTTTATATGGACCAAGAAACTATTAATTACGGACAACAACAATTTACACTACCACATGATGTGGTACCCCTTCCTTCGAAGGGAATGTTTTATAAAAATAAAAAATCATCTTTAAAGGTCGGTTATTTGACTGCAAGTGATGAAAACATTTTAATTGCTGGTGGTAAGGACATGACAACAAATCTTCTTCGTTCAAAAATATACGAACCCGGTGTAAGACCAGAGGATTTATTGGAGGGTGACATTGAATCAATTCTTATTTTCTTGAGGAACACAGCGTTCGGACCAAATATTGAATTGAATTTGACTGACCCAAAAACAAATAGAAAATTTACGGCTAATGAAAGACTTGATGAACTCAATATCATTAGTGGTAATGAACCAAATGAAGACGGTACCTTTACCACAAAACTCCCGGTGTCCGAAAAAACCGTAAAGTTGAAACCACTCAATTTTGGTGAAGTTACCGAAATCAATAATTTATCTGAAACTTATCCCCAAGGAAGAGTTGCACCAATTAGAACTTGGAGACTACAGAGAGAAATAGTTGAAGTAGATGGTACTCAAGACAAAGTAGAAATTCAAAAGTTTGCTGAAACAATGCCTTTTGCTGATTCTAAGTACATAAAAAAATTCATGAATGAAAACGTACCTCGATTAGATATGAATCGGGTGATTATTGCCCCGTCAGGAGAAAAGCTATTGGTTAACATCGGCTTCGGGGTAGACTTTTTTCGTCCTTTCTTCTGATTATAGAAAAAATCAAATAGACGAGTTTTATTATTTGTCTAAAATATTTTCAATACCATATTCAGATTTTATGAGTATGCCAATTTTTATACGAAAGTATCTCTTGGATAAGTGGGTTGAAGACAATCAAAAAAAATCATAAAAACCCTATTTATAATATAAAAGTCCATAATGGCAGATGAGGATTTAGGGTTTTTGGGTAATTTAAAATCACTTCTTAGTGAGTCCGCTGATTTGGCGGGCAATATAGGTAGGATACAAGATGGTATTACCACTATTAACAGGTCTTTTGGAGAATCTCGTGCAAGATTTCTCGAATTTTCAACGGCGGTGTCTGATGGGGTTGCGGATTTCGTTAGACTTGGTGGTTCTGCTGAAGAGTTAAGTAAAACCATTGCTGATGTTGGACAAGGTGCCCGAAGAAATGTTGTGGCGTCCCAAGAGTCTTTACAAGAAATTTTTGCAACTGCTCAATATCTGAATCAAGAAGTTAGTTTTTTAGTTGAGCAATTTGGAATTGCGGGAGTAGAATTTTCCAATATAGCTGAAGGTGTTGAAGAATCTGTAGGTTATGTTCAATCGTTAGGATTAAATGCGGTTCAAATCATGGGTGATGTTGTCAACAAAGTTGATATGATGAATCGTTTCAATTTCCAAGATGGGGTTGTTGGATTTACCAAAATGGCAGCTCAAGCTTCGATGCTTAGGTTCGATATGCAAGTAACTTCGGATTTTGCTGAAAAAGTTTTAAATCCTGAAGGAGCAATACAGATGGCAGCAGCATTTCAAAGATTGGGTGTTGCCTCAGGAGATTTGGTGGACCCGTTTATCTTAATGGATAAATCAATCAATGACCCAAAAGGATTACAGGATTCATTGATTGAAATGACCAAACAATTTACCTACTTTGATGAGGAGACCAAGAATTTCAAAATCAATCCTGGTGGTGTAAGATTGATGAAGGAACTAGCCGAAGCTGCGGGAATGTCATTTGAGCAGTTTTCAAAGACAGCATTAGCGGCTTCTGATTTAGATAGACGATTAGGTGAAATATCCTTCGACATAAGAGGTAGCGAAGAGGATAAAATGTTGGTGGCCAACATGTCAAAAATGGGTGAGGGGGGTCGTTATGAAGTACAATTCAGAGACGAAACCGGTAAACTTCAAACAGAAAGTTTAGACAAATTATCTCAATCCCAATTTGAACTTATCAAACAACAAGCGGCTGATAGACCCAAGTCTATGGAAGATATCGCTCGAAGTCAATTAGATACTAGTGATATTATAGCACGAGACATAGCGGCACTACCCATGAGATTGAGTTACGCGTTGGCCGGTCAAGAAGGATTAAACCGAGCCATAGAATTTGCTAGAGAAGAAGAAGGAAGAATGGCGAATGCGGCTTTTAGTCCTGGGGCATTACCTACGGGAGAAGAATTTAGGAAAGAATTTCAAAACTTTGGAGATGTGGTTGGAACCTCGATTATGAATTTACTCAAAGGAGAAGGGTCAATCGAAGATGTCTTATCAACAATGAAAACAGCCGCAGAGGAACAAACAATAAGTTTGGACTTGGCTCAAAGATATCAGACCTTTCTCGCTAAATATAGTGAAAATAGTGCTCAAAGAGAAAGTGTTCAAAGTATTTCAAGAATCGGGGAACAAACTGATACAAGATATCAAAATTGGGAACAATACCAAAAACAAACTTCAACAACAGAAACTATCACAGGAAATGTTAATGTTGATGGGAATTTTACCATTGATGTCAAAGCCCCAACAAATTTGAGTGAGCAACAAATCTTTAATATATTCAATAGTCCTGAAATTAAAGACAATATCTATAAGATTGTTAAGGTTAAAACCGAAGCTGCAATTAAAGAATTGTCAAAAAAATAATTAAAAACCTATTTATAAATAAAAGAATAAATGGGTAGTCCACTTGATTTTCCAAGTTCAGAGGTTTTCAGGAAGAAACTTGTAGTAAGGAATTTAAAACCTTATCA